CTTTCCTTAGATTATTCAACATTGTAGGATCTACACCATTTGCAATCAAAAGGCCGGAACCATCACCATTAACAAGGCGCTCACCGCTACTAACCAAGGACCAATTGTTGGTTCTTTTGTTGTAAAAAGTCATCAATGTGTACTTGTTGAATAAGAGTTCGTTCTTCTTAGCGTCAATCACAAACTCGTTGTTTTGGCCAGAAAAAACAGCTCCTCGAATATCAATACCATTGATAGTCCCTGCAGTAATGCTATTAGCGTTAAGATTAATGATGTTAACCAAGTGAGCATCGAGTGTCCCTGTTCGTATCTTATTGGCTTCTATGCTTTCGATCGCGGCACTCTTAATTGACGCGTTGTCCATTAAGGTTTCGCCTGTGATGTGAAATCTTTTACCAACAAATCTAAAATCACCATCAAGCAAGTTCACAGAGCCAATAATGTCACCAGCTGAATTTAGATGTTCAACAGACCAAGATCCGTTAAGTAATCTCTCCATGCTTCGTACAGTTTGATTTGTCTTCTCAGATTGAGTAAACAACCGCTCTAATTTGTTCGGCTCATAATTCGCATTCGGCTCTGTTCCGTCGATTACAATAGGCATACTAACTTTAACCGAGCCAGTTCCGCTGAAAACAATTACCAAATCTGGGCTGACCTTCTGAGCCGAGTTTAGAACGGATGAAGTCCCGCTGTAAATGTTCCCATCCACTTTTTTACTCAAAGACCAATATGTGTTCGTGCTCCCCCGAAGAGAGATAGCGAAGACACTAGCGTTACCTGTCGTTTCGATTTTAACGGAGTAAGAGAATTGCCTCATATCTTCCGGGAGGTTGTTCAAAGGTATGAACAGCCTTCTATCGCCTGACTCCTTAATCGTAAAACACAATTTACTGTAAGGAGAGCCTTTCACCTGTTCGAGGGTAAAATTTTCTAAAGCTGAAAATCTATCAACTTGATGATTCGCGAGCTCGTAAGGGTCGGTAACTTGGTTAACCGAATTAAAGTTTTTATCTATCGCTTTGCTTACTTCTGTTTGAAACAGGCTATCCGTCAATGTCATCCGAGCAATATTCTGCTTGATGCCATCTTCTGTCGTGCCAATGATACGGTCATAGAGCCTTTGCGTCTCAGTGATAGACTGTATCTCTGTACGCTTGGCATAGCCTGACTGCTCTACAGTAGATAAGACCGTATTAATACCCTTGGCTGTCTCATCTCTGATTAGCTGGTTCAGCTCTTGTCTTCTCTGCCCGTCTGCGTCGACGTAGCTCTTAGCTTCTGTGACAGTCGCTCTAATGCCGTCTAACGTGCGGTCTAATGTGGTTATTTTACCATTTAGCCACTCTGCGCCATCTTCTGGAGCTGGTTGCCACTTGCGATCGGTTGTGCCTTCATATAGGTCGAACTCGGTTAGGAATACACCAGACCATTTATCCGCTCCGTTGTTAGGCCCGCCATTAAAAATATAGACATAGCCTTCATCAAAATCCCCTGTATTAAATTTAAAGGATTTCTTGACAGCTTCTACGTGACTAAGAAATGGTATGGTCGTAGGGTTGAACAGCAATTCTTCGGATGTGTAGTCTTGCGTCTCACCTTTCTTACGCTTACGGATGTAGACCCTTAAACTCTTGGTGTTTCCTGAGTTAAAACCGAAGAAGTTCAGCATATAGGCTGTATTCTTCTTTAGCAAAAACCTCGGAGACTTCATCCAAGATACACCAGTCAAAGCAAACATCCGCTTCTGACCGTTGAAATAGAATACGTGACTCTGGAAGTTAACACTCTGAGTTTCCCAATACTGCAATCCATCATCCGCTCGTGAGTTGCGGATCATATTCGGCCCGCCTGAACCATTGGTCTGAAGCTCTAGAATCGTCTCTCTAATCCCGTCAGCTGTCTGCTTCATCTCGGCTTTGCTGACTGTGTTGTCCAACTGCTGACCAATGCGGACTAGGTTCTCGTCGTTGGTGCGTTGGTAGTCGGTAGTTGCTGTTTTGAGATCTGCGATAGATCTTCTATTTTTAAGATGCTTATCTGATAGGTCGCTGATATTCTTTGTTTGGGATTTAAAGATTTGACTGGCAGTTCCTAACCTGACATTATGGTCTACAGATGCATTAATCTTGTCCAGTAATTCCTGACTATCAATGATTGCACCAGCCTTCGCAAAGGCTTCGGAGGCTTTGTCCTTGGCTTGTTGGATATTTTTATTTATCGCTTCAGCCTTGCGGTCAAATTCTGCGTTAAACTTGTCACTATCGAATTCGGTCGGCTCAAGCTCCCACTCAGCCCCGTTCCAGAAATACAGAACCTTTTTGTCTCCGACTGTCAAAAACAATCGATCACCTTTTTTTAATGTGCCCTTTGGGATGTCTGCCGGCTTCTTATCACCGAAGTAATTCGTATTTTTTCCATCGGCAGAAGTAAGGGCTTGTGTAGCTACATCTAGAGCTCTAGCGCTATTTTCCAGCGAGTCATTTACGGATCTGGAAAGAGTGCTCATCTCACCCGAATTTCGCTTAACAGAGCCAATATCATTACATGTTACTTTTCGACTGATTAGTTTACCAGAAACATCATACTCACTAATGAGCGAAACGATTCTGATTTTCTTTCTCAAACCCAAAGTTTCATTGACTGCCATGATATAATCACCTGCGCGAGGCTCTGACAGCTTATATCCAGCTTTTGTTAGGTCTTCCATATTAATAGATATAGAAACTTTATAAGAATTATCCACATTAGTTTTTAGACGTTCTAAAAGCTTGCCGGTTTCTTTGTACCGCTCGTCAACAACTGGCTCGGCTTCTATTCGACCGTATATTTGAGCTAGTGGGCTCTCGTATACAGCCTCGTATCTTCCAAGGTCGTGGTTTTCTTCATCTTTCCACATCCCTAGCCCGCGCTGATAAGTGACAAAGCTGTTGATGTCCTTCTCAATCGTAAGCTCATTCATGTTAAAGTTTTTTCTGACAATGGCAGACTGGTCTGTCCCGATATTCTTCAAAATCCGCACGACATGGCCACTGACGGAAAACTCTAAATTAGCTTGCTTGATAAGGTCGTTAAAGAGATTCAACCTTGACTTATTGCCAAAATTCTCTTTTCTGATAGACCCAACTTCAACTTCTAGAACATAGCGGTAAGAGGTGCCTTTGAATATAGCGTCTAGATATGTTCTGATAGGTTTTGAACCTTCCAAGGTTTCATACAATGACATTTTGGACATATCGTAGAAGAATTGATGCACGGCATCAAATTCAACTTCTATCTGTCTGCCAGTGTCGTTAGGTTTGGCATAGATAATCCGATAATATTCATCGTTTAATCTCAGTCGCCATCCTCGATCTATCCCGTGGAGAACCGTTTGGTTTGTATAAATAGTTCCTTTAATTGATAATTCGCCATTAACAGAGCTGGTCGTTGAATATGCTACCTGAGCGTTATATTCATTATTTTTTTCATCTAAAAATGTAATCAAATTATCACCTCCCTACTTATACAGTTCTTTAAAACCAAGAATTCGGATTGTTCCTCTGAAATTAGTTGAATACCTCACTTGTTTCTGAGGATTTGGCCTGATCACAAAATATTCGTAATTTGTCCTATTATTAATGTTTAAATCTGATGTTGCAACACCCTTGTATAGAGTGGATTCCACTCCAGATAACAACAATTTCTGGCCAGCTTGAATGGCTGTTTCCGTGTGGGTGTAGCTCCATCTCCTACCGTCGATTTCCAGAAAGAAACTGTTTTGAATTGCGCTTGACGCCAACTCAACCGTGTAAGGCGTTTCAAGTTGATTTAATGCTGCTGTACCATTGTACGGAATAGTTCCTCCGCTTAATGTGATATCAGTCGGCTTTGTTTCTCCGAACGGCAGTTCTGCTGTTGCGAGTTCAAACGAAACATCATATTTTAAGCCTGCTTGTGACTTTCCGATGAACGAATACTCAATTTCGTTGTTTATATGCACTTTGTATCGATATTTCCAGGCTGTGTGAGGAATATCTAAGAGGTTTAAATCTCCGTTTTTTGCTCCTGGTAATTCGAATTCGTACAAATCATCTTGTGTCGGGTGCATTTTGGTTACAAAATAAGGTTCATCACCATATAACCAACCTGAAAGCTCGTCTTGCTTCTCCATAAAAGCCGAAAGGCTAGCAACAGCCAGCCTACCCGTAACTTTTATAAGTTTCTGACGTAATGTTATTCCGTCGTGGATATAACCACTGCGCCCCTTCACTGTTCGCCTATCCACCTCAATCGAAGGCGAACTATCATCAATTGTAATGTTATAGATGCCAAGCTGAGACAGTTTCGTTTCAGCGTTAGCATGTGTAATCAATAAATCCATTTAGTTGCCTTTCTATGCGTATCTATGCGTAGCTAAAGTAATCATCCTTCGCTCTCAAACGCGCTTCTCTTTCTTTAACAGATGTGTAAATCTTATCTCCGACAATTTCATTGTGGATTTCGAATTTAGTATCTGATAATTGAGAGTTTCGAACGTCATCACTAAGATTTTCGAGCGATGAGCGTAAGCCAGTGTTGTTTACGCTCGCTGATGTAGTGATTAAGCTGTCTACTCCATATCGCTGATCAGTAATCGCAGTAGCGTATTGTTTGGCTACTCCATTAATCTTCTTGACCCAATCAGACATACCGTTGTACATCCCTTCACCAGTGAAACTACCGATAGAAGATGTTACACGAGATGGTGAGTGGATATCCAGAGCGGAGCGCATCACATTAGCGATATTGGAAGCGATTGAGTATGCGAGTGAGTAAAGACTGCCAGCCATTCCTGCTAAACCATTATAGAGGCCTATCCCTGCATAATATCCAACTGTTTGAAGCGATGAACCAAGATGGCTAAACGCTGACACAATTGAGCTACTGGTGCTTTGAGACACGCTAACAGCTCTACTCATTCCACTTTGGATAGCAGATACTACTGCAGACATTCCGGATTGAGTTGCGCTTCTGGCTTTGTTAAATGTATTAACAAACGATTGAGCAATCCTATTCCCAGAACTAGACGCTACTTGATTGACCTTGTTCAATCCATCTGTTATGGCTTTAGCGATCCCGTTCATCGCGCTTGTAGTGTTCGTTTCAGCTTTCTTGAGATTGGATGTGACAATGTTTGCAATGCTTGCAGTCTTGGTTTGAGCGACCATTTCTGCTGCTGCTAAATTAGTCGCTGTCACAGCTTGGACTGCAGCAGTGTTTATTTGAGCAGAAGCTTGCATCGCATTGTAGTTCGCCTGTACATTTGCAGAAGCTTGTGCAGTTGATGCCGTCGCTCCAGCGTTAACGCCTTGAAATGCTGTATTAGATACATTCTGCAAAGACTGCATTGTAGTTCCTGCATTAGCATTCAAGGTGTTCAGACTTGTGTCCACATTGGTCTGCATGGCTTGAGCTTGGGCTGTTGCATTCGCTTGAGCTTGAGACATGCTAGTAGATACATTGGTTGCAAGGTTTTGTGCGTTCAAACTTGCGTTAGCAGTCATGTTTTGCATGGTTGCATCAACATTAGTCTGCATGTTCGTAGCTTTATTAAGAGTATCAACGCCCATCAAATCCATAGATG